CGTTTCAACAAGCACCGCGTTAAACAGCACAGACTCGTAGTTATCACCAAGCCAGGAGCGACCAGATACTGCCGTCGTGATGCTCTCCGGATAGGCGTTGTAGGCCACCTGAAGGTTCAGCGTGGCCCCCGGGGTGGGGGCCAGTTCCAGCGTTTGCACAAGCGGGTTGCCCTGCGTGCCGTATAGCGCGTAGTACCGAGGCGTGCCGGTGTCGGTCGGGTCAGGATAAGCAGACCGCAGAAAGTTCACATCCTTGTTCAGGAGGTATTCCCAGTCCCCCGTAGCCAACACCACGGCTACGCTAAATGCGGAGAGGAAATCTGTCGGGAGGCTGACGGTGCTGGTCCCAATGACAAGCGGAATAACCGAGTTCTTTCGAGTAATGGGCGCTTGCGTAGCGTTGAAGATTTTCTGTTCGGCAAGCCGAACCATCGTGGCGAAGTCAGTCGCTGAGAACGAGTTCTCAACGTAGTCCTGAACCGCAGTTTGAAGCTGCGTATAGGTCATCGCCACGATTCAATCCTCACGCCATCGGCCCGCGAGCCGTCGTGCCCTTGGTGGCTGCGCCAGTGCCGCGAATCTTGATGCCCGAAGTCTTGGGGCCGGGGTACTCCTTGGCTCGCTCGTTGCCGACCGAGACATTCAGATGCTCGACGCCCTTCTCAGTCTTGCCCGCAGGGGCAGAGGTCTTGGTCTTCATGGTTCACCCCGTCTTCTGGTTCATGGCGCGGGAGAGGTTCTTCCCGTACTTCATGCGGTCCTCGGAGGTGGGACCGCCCTTCTTGAAGCTCGCAGGCTTGCCGTGGGCTTCGCTGGCAGGCTTCTTGGCGTGTGCGCGGAGCGCGGCCATCGCGTCTTTCTTCATCATGGCTCCTTGGTCATGCGACCGTTACTGTACCAACTTCTCCGCGCCCGACCAAGGTGTTTGGCGTGAGAGCGGCATCGAAACTCTGCGAGCCTCCAATCGGGTTCCAGCCCCACTGGATGGTCAACATACCTTCACTGGGGAAACCCAGCGTGTTCGTCCCAGACTGAAGCCACGTATTCGTATCAGGCCGGGGGTCGCGGATGGCCTGCGGGTCCGAGATTGGATACATACCAAGCTGAAGCTGCGGCTGATCCGGAACCCAGCATTGTGGGCACGCACGAATCTGCGTTTGCTTGGTCTTGACTACGAGGTTCTTGAGCTTCTTGAGGTTAAAACGGAACCCACAAACATCGCAGAACCCGAATGCCTTTGCGCCGTTGGCAAATCGGTTAGCCATTTAGCCACCAACGAATTGTTGCCTTGGGACGAAACGTACGGCGGACTTGTCTCTATCCTCGGTACTCGCCAAATCCCACGCCTCGTCATACTGCGCCTTCAGCACCTGCATCCTGTCTTCAGCGCCTGGAATCTTCATCGACAGGTAATAGGCAAGCCCCGCGACGAGCGCATTGAGGAAGCGGAACGGGATGTCCTGCGTGTACGTACCGCCTGCTCCAGCGTCTTGAATCCTGCGCAATCGCCAGTACACGAACGTGTACGTCTGCGAGCTATCCGGCACCGGCCAGACCGTGAACTGCGGAGCCGCCGCTTGGCGGTTGATCCAGACTTGGATCGGGCGTGCTTGTTGGAGCTTGTTGGGGATCGAGGAGTACGTGGAGACTGAAATCCGGGTAATTGTCAGATCCACCTGCGTGGAAACATTGCCCGCGCCCGTACGGATTACGTGCTCCATCAGGTCTACCGTGTCGGCAGGAAGCGTGTACGTCGCAGTGCCGGGAGACAGGACTTGTTGACCCTGCTCAATAGTCCAGAGGTTAATCCCCCGATTCGCCCAGTCTGCAAAGAGGAGGTTAAGACTACGTCTTGCAGTACGCAAATCGTATCCCGTGCGCAGTTCTGAACCGCAACGCTCAAAGGCTTCTTCAACGATCTCGTTGAGATCGAGGTCAAATGTTGCTGTCCCGGAGGTGGTCATAGCGGCGGCAATCCAACAATAGCGCGCATCATGTTTTCAGCAGACGCTTGGTTGCCTGATTTTAGTGCGGCCTGCGCGTCAAGCAATGTCGGCGTCGTTGACATTTGTGGCGCAGCGGGCCGCTCATTTATGCTGGCATACCCTGTTTGCTGAATTGGCCTTGCGGCAATGGCACTCTTTGCTATGCCGCGTTTTTGCGCATCAATTTGCTGTTCGGCAGTAAGCGCCCTTGGGGCTTGATACTGTTTAGGCAAACCTTGAGATTCTAGCCAACTTTCAAAGGCTTGATCCATGGCAAGGCCCCTTGAACCGCTGCCAACACTGCCAAAATATGGCGAGTTATGCATATCCATTGACCCAAATGACGGGAGGTTGGAAAAAAACTCTCTTCCAGCGGCGGACTGTCTGAATTGCTCAACTCTGGGGTCGTAGCCAGTTTGACCCGTTTTTCCCGCCGGGGGTATCATGTCCAGCACGGACCGCATATCTTGGGATTTTTGCTGCTCAAATTGCCCCTGCATTTCCGGAGATATACGCGGATCGGGGCCCCGGTACCTCATATCAAGCGGCTGAGTAAAGCCAAAAGCCTCTTCTGCCGACACGTAATTTTTTGGCCGAATTAAGTTAGTATCCTCTGGCCGTAGCCGCGACGGAGGGGGAGCCCCGCGTGGCATCTGCTCTCTATAAGCAGAGTTGACACCTAACCCGCCAATTCCGCCAAAAAACGGATTACCGCCGCCGAAGCCCCCTTGGAAGGGGCTAAACCCGCCGCCAAAGCCGCCAAAGCCGCCAAAGCCTCCGAAGCCTCCGAAACCGCCAAACTGCTGCGGATAACCACCAAAACCCCCAAAGCCCCCGAAGCCACCAAACTGCATCGGCTGCATAAACTGAGGGCCAAGCGTTGGATTAAACCCTAGTCCACCGATACCGCCAAAAAATGGGTTGAACCCGCCGCCAAAGCCGCCGCCAAAACTTCCACCAAAACCACCGCCAAAGCCACCAAAATTTTGGGATTGCTGTCCAAAACCGCTGTTTTGATTAGACACAGACATCTGCGGCTGCTGAAATGCAGCGCGTCCGCCTTGCATAGAGCCGCCCCAGGGGTTGTAAGACATTACCTAAACCTTGCCGTCTTCTGAGCAATGCCCTTGGGTTGTGCCACGAACTGCTTTCCAGACTTTTTGCCTGCTCGCTTGGCCCGGGTGGTCGCAGCGTACTCAGCAGGGCTCAGGGACTTGATCGCCGCCTCAGGCAGATACCGCTCACCCGTTTTGGAAGACGGCTTTCCAGACTTGGTGCGCCATTTCTGCGCAGTCCAGTCTTTGAGCGACTGCTGGGGGGCCTTCATGTCAGTCCTTGTACCCGCCGCCATTGGCCTTGTATTGCTTCGCCAGAAGCTGCGCCTTGCGTGCGGACCACTGCCCCGCAGCCGTACCTTGCGTGGCCTGCCCCTTGATCTTCTCAAAGAGCGACTTCCGCATCCCGGGCTTGGTGTAGTTCCCGGCGGCGTTCACGCCCCCGCCTTCGGCGTACAGCTTCGTCGGCTCCGTCCCGTCCTTGCGGACGATGGACTTGGGGAGCTTCGCCCTGTTGACCGCGCCCATGCCGCGTGAGGGCCTCACACAAACCGCCCTTTGGTTTTGCCGCGCTGCTCGCAGCCACCACCGCGCACAGAACCGCCTTTGGCGTAGCTTGCTTCTTCCCGCATGGCCTGAGTACCAAGCCGACGCTTCACGCCCTTCATGAAGTCCCCGAAAGACTTCTTGCTGGATTCAGCCCGTTCGTTGCGCTTGCGCACGTTCTCTGCCTCGGCATCGGAGAGCTTCTTGCGAATTTCCGAGAACCGCTCTGCGGCAGTAGGGAGACCTTTGTACCCTTCAGACTTGGCCTTCGGGGGTTCCGCCGCTGCGGGAGCAGGCTTCGCAGAGGCAGCAGCCTTGGCAACAGGCTTCGGGCGGGGCTTCGCCGCCTTGGGCTTCTCCGGCTCGGATTCAGCCTTCGGCCCCGGCTCGACAGCGATGCCTTCGCTCTTGTTGTACTCCTCAAGAGGATCAACGTCGCCGCCTTCGTTGTAGCGCTTGGACTTCATCAGCACTTACCTCCGCCCATCATCTTGACCATCTTGCCCTTGGTCTTGCCCTTGGACTCGATGCCACCGCCCTTGGCGAAGGGCTTGCCCTTGGCGGGCTTCTTTTCGTCTTTCTTGCCCTTCATCAGGAAGGGGGGAAGGGGTTTCTTCATTTGGGGCTCCTTGACGGCACCACCGTCGTTATGGGCTTTCGGCCCGACAAACTTCTTGGCTACGCTGGGCGGAACGTCTGTCTTGCCCGCCAGCGAGGCGTACATGAACCGGCGCTGAGCATCGGACTGAACCGGCACGGCTTAATCCTGGGGAATCCTGCGCTCTCGCAGAGTGTCCATCTTGAGAGAAAGCGCGTCAAGCCGCTTGAGCAGTTCGTTCATATCCTGGCGGAACTCTGCCCGAGTGATATGGTCACGAGCCACCTCTTCCCGAGTTCGGTTGAGCAGGACACTTAGACGATCAAGCTCTTTGAACTTAGCGACCATAAAGAACCCAACCACAGCAAGGAGGACCGACAGGAGAAGGTTCCAGATTGCGATGTTTTCCATCTCAACAGTTCCAGGCTCTCAGGCTTTTATTGATACGCGAATTCGGATCATTAGCCGTCTTCTCTGAAGTCAGCTTCTTTTTCATGCCGCTCATTCGGGCGCAAAATGACTTCTTGCGAGGCCCGCCTTCAGGCTGCGGAGCTTTCAACCCAGGCTTGCCAGGGTTAGCGCGGTTGTAGGAAGCGCGGCCTTTGGCGTTCAAACCTCCGGCTTCGGACTTACCTTCCTTGCGCTGCCACGCAGGGGACTTAGCCATGTCACACCGCCTGCAAGGCGTCTAGTGTGGATTGCGTGGTGGCGCTATCTGCGTCCAGTGCAGACACTTGAGCGATGTCCCCTCGCTGCGCTGCGGCGGCTCGCTGCTGGGCGTTGAAAGAGAGTCGGTTTTGTAAGAGAGTGCTCAGGTCATCGATGCACATGATTTTTACTT